TTAACGCAGATCTCTACATCAAGAACTGCGCTACTAACTGGACCACCTCGTACTGCTACGAGTAGGACGTTCCAACCACGGGTGGATAAAAGGCCACCTACACCCGGACCGGCGCTGTCGTTGTTCATCAACTGAAAAGTCAACGAATCAGCGACAGCCATTCTAGAACCAATCGCAGAGATCGGCCTAGAGTCACGGAGGGCTTGGTTGTACATGTTTGGTGTTGGTTGATCAACATCTATGGAGTTCAACTCGGAAGCACTCTTACAAGAGAACTCCCGAACTCTAATCATACCAGACGCGTTTAAAGGCGCGCAACTTGGCGTGATTCGGACACCGAAAGATGTGATTCTATATGCGTTCTGACCAAACGCGATACCCGTAGCGTCAGGTACGGCAGCACCAAAATTTGCTGTCGCGCCAGACATCGCCGCAGTTATGTAAACATACAAAAGCTGCGGAAGTATCATGAAGCACGCATTTCCACTTGAATCGGTGGTTAGCGTTTTCATAAAACGTGTACCGTAGGCGAACGTAGGCTGCGTGTTACCATCAGGGAGCTTAGACGTACGCGCGGCTTCACAGAACGGGTTCGTGATCGCACATGCGTCGTGTACCATTTGTTTGGGCACAGATGGCGCTATTTGTCTAGGTATACTGACCCGTGTAGGGGCAGGTGGCCTAGGCGTCGCTCTCTTCTTCACTTTAACTTTATTTACCATAGTGAGGCGTCTTATCTAAATTTATTTACACCGCGACCTGGTACGGTGAGACTTGAGAGCGGGATAGTTTAACGACTTGTCCAGGTCGTGGGGTGGGCTTAGTAGGTGTCGCTAGGGGAACCAAAAGTACCCTCTAAAACGACATTGCCAACGGCATCCCTATCCAATAAGCCCATAGCTTTGACGCACTCTAAATACTCGGAGAAATTTGGTGTTTCCCTCGCCTCATACATAGCCTGCATAGCGTCAGAATGTGTCATTCCTTTCTTACACAAGATTCTATACCACATCTTATCGGTGTTCTTAAAGACAGCCGTTTGATGACCTAAATAGTAATCATGTGAACAGAAAGACACACACGTGTCACTGAGCTCGACGTCGCGAAGCACAAAGCCCGCTTTATTCGCCTCACTCATGTACGCATCAAGGTTTTCGACGCCCCAAGTTAGGTCGTCGTCACCATTGGCAGTGCTGAAATAGCTACCATCACAATTGACACTAAACGCCAAGTAGTAAGAATAAATATTTCGTAGGAGGGTATTTCGCCTACTGGTGTCTTTTGAACCACTATTCAGCATACCAGGCGTAGATTTCTGGTACACTGACGATCCAAAGATTGAGTAGGAGTGGCAACACGCTAAAACCCAACGTTTATCCGCTCGGACCCACTTATTGTAGTCCTTATTCGCGTTATAAACTAAGGCGTCAACTTTAACAGTCGCGTCTAGGGTTTGTCGCGTGTGCAACGCATCAAAGCCAC